AATAGTAATATAACTATTCCACTCAGGACAAAGAAACCTGAGGAAAAGCATAAAAAGCATTTAGCTATGACTCACCTAATAAATGTTATTCCTGAAGGATATTTAAAGCAAGGAGGCTCTATGACAAACCAAACAACACCAATGAAACAAGAAGAGATGGAAAGAGAATATCCAGTTACCAATCCATCTTACGATCAATCGGTTCCTTTTGATAAAAGATTAAGAGACTTTTTAGGCAAATATCATGTAGTTCTAAATGGTGTAGTAGCTCATGATCCTTATATTAAGCATAAAGATGATGGCGGTGGAATGTGTTGTCAGGATCACAAAGAAGAAATAGTAGAATTTGTTGGTTTACTCATCTCTCAATTACTCCTTCAAAAAGAACAAGAGGTGAGGGAGGGGATAAAAGCAATTGATTTGAATGAAGAAGGTAGACACATGACTATAGGTGAATTATTTGGAGATCTAATAGATAGTTTGAAGTAATACCCTCTATAAGAGGAGAAAGGTAACTATGGATAAAAATAAATGGATAGAGGCGAAGGTAAAAGATTTTTTTAAGGACTATGATCCTAAAGAGGGATTACCTTGGGGTTATTCTGATTGGGATAACTACGGTACAGCTCTTGAATCCTTCCTCCGTAAATCTTTTAGTGACGCATGGGACAAGGGAAGAGATGAAGTTAATCAAGCAGAAGGGAATATCTAACTATGGATACATCTAAAGATATACGAGAGAAGATTAAAGATATTGTAAATGATTTTGGATATGATACTGACTCTGAATATGGAGAAATTCCTTTTGAAAAGGGACTAAAGGAAGCTGTTGATTCCATTCTTCAAGTATTTAAAGAGTATATAGAAGCCCAACAAGCATATAGTGTATGGCCTACAACTGATCCTAAAGATCTTAAATATCTTGATAAAGCACAAGTTCTTGAGGGTCTAGAGAAGGAGGTCATATGATACAAGATAGAATTAGAGAAATATTACAAAACTTTAACCCAGAAGAAGAAGATTATATGCCTATTAGTGAGGATGATGCTTTGAATTGTTTAATCCAAGTATCTAAAAGTTATATAGAAGAGAAAAGTAGTAAATCTAAAACGATTGGAAGATTAGCTTTTACTCAAGAATTACTTGATGGTCTAAAGAAGGAGAACGTATGATAGGAGGATTGTTAATATTATTCATTGTAGCTTTTATAATGGGGTATTTTGCAAGTAAAATATAGTCTAATCAGGAAGGAGAATCTATGACAACAAATGAAATAGAAGAGATAGTGAAATTCAGAAAATACTTAGATAACCATATCAACTATTTTGTTAGCGATCCTAATGATCCTAGAGTAGCTATTTTAGCCAGGGATGTAATAGAAGGGGTATTTCGTTCATGTCTCCTTAAATACGGAGAGAAATGTAGAGAAGAAGAAAGAGAAAGGATCAAAGACCTGTTTGACGAATATAATGAAATGGATGATAACGCTATACAATTTGAGCTTAGAATACGAAAAGTAGCAGATTTTATGAAAAAATTTAACTCTAACCATTGAGAAGTACGTGGTAGAATCAGGAGGAAATTATGAGAAGAATATTTTGTTTTTTCGGTTATCATCAATGGCAAATTTTAGAGCCTGGAATAGTTAAGAAAAGTTTTGGTTTGTTCAAGGTGCTTTTATGGTGTTGGTGTTGTAGAAAGTTTACAGTTAAAGAGACAAGAATCTAATCCCCCACACAGGGGAGAAGCATGGAAAGGAATATATGAAAAAGAAAATAATAGTACCAATATTGAACGACGAGTACAAAGTTATTGTTTGCTGGGGAAATGATGTGGAAGTAGGGAAGGTATTGAAATATCACGGTCATAAACCAGAAGACACGAAGTCATCCCTTTTAGGGAACAGAGGCGTTTGTTTCTACAGTAAGGATTGTCATCCAGTCATAGCGTTACCTAGTAAACCTAAAACACCTGAACAGATAGGAACATTGGCACACGAAGCAGTGCACGCAGTTGAAGATATATTTTTAAAGATTAGTCAGCCTATTGGAGGAGAGCTATTTGCTCACTCGGTGGGTGCAGTAGTGAGAGGAGTTTTAAAATGAATAGAGCTGATTATATGAAACAGTACCGTAAAACCCATCCTGATTATGTAGAAAAAGAACGAATTAGGAAAAGATTAAATATAAAAAGATGGCATAGTAATGCGGAAGAAAAAATAAAAGAAAAAGAACAGTACAAAGTAATTAGATGGACTTATAACTACTGGAAAGGTTTAAAGAGTAAAGGAATTACCGAAAAGCAATTAATTAAGGTATGAAAGCTACTTGTAATAACTGTGACTGGAAACTAGAAGGAAATGACCACGACAAACTCGTCTATGAATTTTACAAACACAATATTGAAAAACATAATATGCCTAAGAAAGTAAAAATAAAAATAAAACAAAACTATGAAACAACAATTTAAAATGTACATTAAGAAACTATCTCAAACAAGAAAAGCTAGTGAGGATATGGAGAATCAACTATTACTGGTAACAGAATCACCAGATGTCATGGCTCTCTCAGCATATCCTAGCGATACCATCTTTAATGTGACGATAGAGCCAGAAGGAGGAGAATGAAACGAAAGTTACTTAGTAAAACAACAGTATGGAAATATGAAGACTGTACAGTAGTTCATACTATGAATAAACAAAACATTCAGCCCATATTCTTTTCAAAGACTCCTAATCCTTTTGAGTGGGACAATGGAGGATTTGTAGAAATGGAGGATGTAACACCAGTCCCTACTCCTAATCACCCCGTAGAAACGATTGTAGAGGGTCAGGAATAGGAATGTGCGACGTGTAAGGAGGAATCTATGCTAGAAGATCAAACTATACAAAAAACTACAGAACCATTTAAACCAACAAACGGGATGCTTAAGTGGTTTGATGCAGCTTTAGAACTGGGTTATGGGGCTTCAATAAGCGATGTAGCAGTAAAAAGTGAGTTGCAACGCTCTAACTGGTATGAGTGGATAAATAAAGAGGGATTTGTAGAGTGGTGGGATGCACAGTGGCAGCAGTATTTCTCAATGAATAGATGGAAGTTGAAGGCTATGGGAATGAAACAAGCAGAAAGAAACTATGATTACTGGCACGATATGATGCAAGCAAGTGGACAACTAAGTTCAGGACAATCAACGATAGCTGTACAGGTAAATAATGTTATTAATCAAAAGAAAAACGAATATGGAATTTAACTGGCAAGGACACAAAAAGGCAATTGAGACTGAATATACAATCGTTAATAAAGACGGTAAGGAAGTACAATTTATTCTTAATAAACCTCAATTACATTTTATTGAACATATAACAGGTAAAGACTTTATTCTTAAGGCAAGACAAGAGGGGTTTTCATCTGAAATATTAGGAATAGGAACAAACTTGTTTATATTTGGACAGAATCAACGTTGCGTATCTACTTCACATGAGACTGGAGCCACACAAAAATTACTAGATAGAGTGAAATATTATATTGGATCTTTTGAAAGAAAGAACGGAGTAAAACTGCCCTTAAAATACAATTCTCGCTCAGAGCTTGTCTACGGAGAAAAAAATAACTCTTTCTACATTGGTACAGCAGGATCACATGATTTTGGTAGAGGGGATACTATAAACTTTCTTCACGCATCAGAGTTTCTTTTCTATAAAGACCCCATGAAGTTTATTGCAGGTGTTATGCAAGCAGTTGTCCCTGATGGATTAGTCTTCTTAGAATCTACAGCAAATGGTTTTAATGAGGGTAAAGAGTACTGGGATAAGAGCGTATTAGGAGAAACAGAATTTAAGACACATTTCTATGGTCCTGAGTGGATTTATGATTCAGTATTCTTGGAATCTAAGAAGCGAGAACTAGGAAGATTATTCCCCCAAGAATATCCTTCAACAGCAGAAGAAGCATTTTTAACAAGCGGTGAAACGTATTTTGATAATCAAAGCCTCAGATGGTATCTAGAGAATTCTAGAGAGCCATTAGGAAGTGGAATATATGTATAGACAATATAGAGAAATAGAGAATGGTGAAGTGTTTGTAGTAGCAGGTGATACAGCTTCAGGGGGAGTGGATAGAACCGCTATTCAATTTCTATCTAAGACTAAACTAGATGTACCGCTAGTCTTTCATTCTCCGATTACTACGTCAGATGCACTGCCACAGCTAGCCAAAGTATTAGATCGTATCTATGATGTTACAAAGAATAAGCCAACTGTGGGGCTTGAAAGAAATAATGGGGGATCATTTTTGATGGATAGACTCGCGGGCATGAACTACGCCAATAAATACGAGATATTTAAAATGCCACGCAAGGGGAATGTCGATGAACTAGAAGCAATAAACCTAGGGTGGAATACATCATCATCTACCAGACCTATCATGCTTCAAGAATTAAAAGATGCAATTGATAAGAAAGTGTTAACTATCTACGACAAGCCAACAATTAATGAGATGTTTTCTTTTGTGGTAGTTCAAACTTCTAGTGCATGGAAAGCACAAGCAGAACAGGGGGCTCACGATGATTTAGTCATGAGTTTGGCTATAGCATGGCAGATGAATCAAAACATAAGAGTAGAGCAACCATTCTTTGATGAGGAAGTTCCAGACGATACAGCACGATTTCAAGGAGGGTATTACTAATATTAAATTTTTACAAAGGAGGCTTATGAAACAGCAAATTACTAGTAGGCAATGGAATGAATTAAGAGATTCACAGAAATTAATGAATTGGATAGTAGAGCATAAATATAATCAAAACCTTACAATTGGACAAATGGTTGAATATCTAGAAGAACAAGAATCTGAAGGAATATATAAATTGTTCGATACTCAATATGGAACCTCAGAGTTTATCGATGTTAGTAAGTGGTGTGATGTTCTTTGGGAGGAAGTGAAAGCTGTCTCATGAAATACAACCTAAACATTAACCAACACAATATAAAACCACACTTGGATATAGAAAGGGATATCCAGAACAAGAAGAATGGATTATTTACATTCGACTTGCGTATTAACCAAGGGAATATAGAACACTATGCAACCAGAAGAATCATTACCAGCGCAGAGTACACAAGCGTTACAATCGCAACTTTTGAAGAATCTGTTACTACACATCATCTTGGAGAAGGAAGCCAAGGATCTGCAATACGGCCAGATAAACGTTAATGTAGAGGTAAAAGATGGTGTTGCAGACTTGAATACGTTAAACATCGTTTTGAACCAAACTATCAGGTACTAGGGCGCTTGACACGCATATTTGTAAATAGTAATGTCAAGTTAATTGTCAATGCGGCATACAGCCGTTCGGACACACTGTAAAAGGTGTGTCTTTTTTTGTGCTTATGAAACTTCGAGACGAAATACTATCCAGACGACAGAGTGCAGAAGATTATCTGTCTACCAAGCGTCAGACATGGGATACCTACGAACAACTCTTCCATAACCAAATAGCAGACCAGATATCTAAGGACATGAAGAGTAATGTCTTTGATCCTAAACTCTCAACCCTCTCCCTAGAACGTGCATACCGTGTCATGTCTCAACTAGCAACAGGGAAGGCCAAGGCAATAAGTAAGAATGATATGGGTTCATCTCACCTCATGAACCTCATTGTTGATAAGTATATAAACGTTAATGCAAATGCACAGTTTGATCTCTTAACAAAGTTTAGAATGGTTGATCTCTATTCAAACATCTACGGTAACTTCTTTACCTTAGTTGATTGGGATGTCAAGAAGAATGGGTATGTTGGACCTGATGTATGGCTCTTAAACATTCGTGATGTCTTTCCTCAGGTAGGTGCAGTATCTATTGATGATTCAGACTTCATCATCATACGAACATGGAAGCCTTTAAGTTACTTTGAAAACCTGAAAAAGGCTGATGGGTATAAGAATATAGATAAAATCATTACGAAGTTAAAAAATCAAACAGGATCAAAACAAGAGAAAGATACCAATGCAACCTCAAAGAGAGAAGAGGACCAATACCCAAAGGGGGATGCACCCAACAAGAAGGGGTACTTTGAAGTATTAAGTCAATACGAGGGTGATAGATGGGTAGACTTTGTTGTTGATGCTGATATGGAGTTTCGAGATGGTGGGAACCCTCATGATAACGGCGAACTCCCTGTAACGTGTAAGTACTCTATCCCTTTGCTTGATGACTTCATGGGTATGGGTGACTTTGAACGTGGTGCCTCAATGCAGATGGTGGTTAATTCTAATTGGAATTTGTACCTAGACGCAGTGAAGATGTCTATTTTCCCACCTGTAATACTCAACAAAGATAACATGGCAACTCCTTCTAGCTTTCAGTATGTACCAGCAGCGAAATGGTTAGCTCGTGGAAATGTAGGAAATGTCGCCCAAACTATACAGCTCAATCCTCGAGGCATTGAAACGTTTAATAATACCTATCAGGTAGCTAATGGATCACTCCTTAACTTATTTGGAACCAGTGACACGACAGTAACAGAGAAGACCGAAACAGGATTTGGGAAGACCCCACAAGCACTAAAGATGCAAAGCGCACGAGAAAATACCCGTGATAATGCTGATCGTTTCTTCATGGAACAGTACTTGAAGAAAACGTACACCAAAATGATTAATTTGATCTCCAAGAAACAAGATTCAGCTATTTCTATACGAATGTTTGAACCTGAAATACAAGATCTTGCACGTTCCTATCCTGAG